CGGGCGATACGGTGATTTATACGGTCACGGCCTGGTCGAGCGCGACCGGGCTCACCCTCGACCGCCCGTATGAGGGCGTGGACAGCGACGGGCCGGGCACCACTTACTCGAACGCGGCCTACGTTCTCATGCAGGACATCTACCCGCTGCCGGCCGACGTTGACAACGTGGTGAGCTGCATGGATCCCGTCGAAGGCTTCCCGCTCCAGAAGCTCTCTTCCGAGGAGATGGATAATTCCTGCGGCACGCGCACGCTGGTTGAGGACCCGACGAGCTGGGCAATCTGGGACGATACCAACGAGAACGCGGACGAGGGCGCCGTCGTTCACCAGGTGCGATTCTATCCGCCGCCGCTCTACGCGCACGGCATCCCGATCAAGTACGAGCACCTCGCCAACGGCTTCGACGGATCCAACACCTCGGCCGGCCCGCTGCCCTGGGTCACCGACTCGGTGCTGCAATACGGCTCGGAAGCCGACGGCTACGCTTATCTGGCCGGCGCGAATCCGGAGCGCTCGGCGGGCTACCTGGGCCTGGCGAAGGCCTGCGAGACCAAGTACCAAGAACAGCTCTCGCGCCTGCTGCTGGCTGAGCACTGGCGCCGCCGCAAGCAGGTCACCGTGAAGGTGGCCGACCGCTTCGTGGCGCATCGCCTGGCGCGCGCAGCGCGTGGGCAAAACAACACGTGGCGCGGAGGAACCCCCGGAGGCCCCTATTGATCCTCTCCCAGATGCAGGGCCTCATCCAGCAGCGCCTCAACGAGGGGCAAAGCGGATACGTGTTTTACCCCCAAGCCGAGATGACTTCCGCGCTCAACGAGGCGGAGGCTTTCTTCGTCCTGCTCACGCTCGGCCTGGAGACCACGCTCCCGTGGGCCGTGCCGGGATACGTGCCCGGTACGCCGAACACGAATTTTCACATGCTCACGTATTTCGCCGACTGGATCTGCCCGCTGCGCATCGCGACCACCGCCGGCCAGCGCATCAAGCCGGCGCGCCTGGAGGACCTCGTCTCGCGGGATCCCCAGTGGATGACCTCGCCCGGCTTCCCGACGCGCTACGCGGCCTGTGGCGGCGATCTGGTGGCACTCTACAGGCAGCCCCAGGCGGCGCTCACGCTCAACGTGACGTACTGCCGGGCGCCGGTGGCGCTGGTCAATCCCGGCGACGCGCCCGAGATCCCCGCGGAATACCACCCCAAGCTGGTCGATTACGGCGTGTACAGGATGCGGCAGGGCGAAGGCGCGCAGGAATTCAAGAAGGTGCTGCCGCTGTTCGGACTCTTCCTCGACGGCGCGACGCATTTCGGCAATTACGTCAGATCGCGCAATCGCGGATCGCAGTACGACAAGGTGCCCTTTGAGTTGGAAAAGTTCGATCGCAGCCAGTTGCTCAACCTGCGCCGCGACCTGATGCCGGAGCGTAAGCCCAATGGTTAACCCGCTCGCTTCCATCAACGACACGGTGGTGCGCCTGGGGTACTTCAGCCCAGCCGACGCGGCGCTCTCGACCGCCTGGGTCACCCAGACGGAGCTCTACCAGTTCGCCGACGATGCCGCCAAGCAGCTTGCCTACAAGTGCGGTGTGTTCGTCGGCTGCGACACCTCGATTGCGGTCACCGCCGGCGTGGGCGTCTACGCGCTGCCGGCGAGTCACGTTTTCACCCTGCTGGCCTGGATCGCGCCGGCCGGCGCGGGCAGCAACGCGGTGCTGCGCCCCACGTCCGTGCTCGCGCTGTGGGCGCTCGACGAGACTTGGCCGACGACGACGGGCGAAGCGAAGCGCTGTTCGTTCGACGCGGGCGCGGTGGGCACGATCACCATCTACCCGATCCCGGTCACCTCCGGCACGTTGAACCAAATCTGCGAGGAGTTCCCGCCAACGGTCCAGTTCGGCAGTACCGTCAACCTGCCGACCGTGATGCAGGCCTATCTGACCTACGCCATGCTGGCGGGCGCGTTCGGTAAAGAGAGCGACCACGCGCTCGCCGAGATGGCCAGTCACTTCAAAAGCCGTTGTGACTTGTATGAGCAGCTCGCGGCCAGCCTGTGGGGTCCGGGGCAATAGCCCCTTGGCGAAAGACCGGGCGTGGCCGGCTACCAAAAAAAGTCCATGCAGTTGCTCGGCGGCAGCCTCAATCTGCTGCCGCCAGGCGACAAAGTCCCCAAGACCGATTACCTGCTCGCGCAGAATTGGCGCGTAGACCGCGAGGGCAAGCTCGTCTCGAGGTTCGGCTACACCTACAAGTTCAATTTCTCAACCCTCGGCTCCGCGCCTATAGCGCACTCCGCCGGTGTTCACGGTGGCATCGAGGGCGACTATTACGTCGGCTGCAATACTTCCGTTGCCAGTCCCACTCCGAGCTCCGTCTTCTGGAATTTCAACGGGTCGGCGATCGCTACCGGCTTCGACGGCAACCGCATCGCTTTCGCCGGCATGAATGGCTGGTTTTGGATCATGAACCGCGGCAAGCAGTGCCGCCACCAGGCCGTTCTCGGCGCCGGCGTTTCGCAGGCCTGGAACCTCACCGCGCCCAACTCATCGCCCGCGGCGTCCTCCACTGCCGCTCCGGGGACATCCAGCTCGGTCACCTTCAATTACACCCTGCAGGGCAACGCCGCCTACATCCACTCGCTCACCATTAACGGCGTGATCTACCAGTTCGCCGAGAACGGTTTCACCGGCGCGCAGCTTCCCGGCGTAATCGCTTCCCTTGCCTGGCAAGACCCCAACGCCACGGTCAGTTACTCCGGCTCCGGCTCGGCCGTCGTCATTACCCCCAAAGTTCCCAACGTGCTGGTGCAGGTCCAGGGATCGCCCGACGGGGGCGCCGGCACCAATCCGTTTACCAACCTCGCCGACGGCGCGGTCACCGCGCTGCCCAACGGGGTGTATACGTTTTTTTACACCTTCGGCACACTCGACGAGACCCTCGAATCGAATCCGTCGCCCGGCTCCGCGCCGATCACCCTCGCCAATCAAGCGGCCTCGCTCACCGGGATCGCGGTCAGCTCGGACGCGCGGGTCGGCATGCGCAACATCTACGCCATCGGCGGCACGCTCGAGCAGGCGTATCTGATCGGGAGCATCCTCGACAACGTCACCACCACCTGGAGCGGCCAGTTCTCCGATCTCACGGTGACCGGCAACGACGTGGAGATGCCCACTACCAACGATCCGCCGCCGGCGGCGTCGGGTATGGTCGGGCCGCACTTCTCGCGCCTCTTCGCCTGGTCCACCGCCGCCAATCCGAACCGGCTGTTTTATACCGCGCCCGGCCTGCCGCAATACTGGCGCGGCTCGAACGATCCCGCGATCGGCGACTGGGTGGACGTGGGTGACGAGGGCGAGGCCATCGTCTGGTGCACCGTGCACACCAACGTGTTCGTGATCTACAAGGAGAAATCTATCTGGATGCTGGTGGGCGACCCCTCGACCGGCTACCTGCAAAAGATGGTCGATGGCGTGGGTATCTCGGGAGCCTTCGGGGTGGTGAACGCTGGCGCTGTCGATTACCTGGTCGGCGCCGGCGGCCTGTACCTCTTCAACCTGAATCAACTGGCCGACGGGGCGGGAAACATCAGGCCGCTTTTCCAGGGCGGCCTCATCTCCTCGACGCCCACCGGCATTTTGCAAAGCATGGGCACGATCCTGCCCGGATCGGCGCTCAACGCAAACGACTATTTTCCGTATGCGGTGAGATTGGGCTACGGCATGGGCAAGCTCTACCTGTCGTATCCGGAAGCGGGCACTCCGTCGAACGGCACTTGCATGCTGGTGTACCACGAACAGACCGGCCGCTGGTTTTCTCACCGCACGCAGATATCGGGCACGCTGGGCATCCAAGGCTTCATTTTCGACGGCCTTGAGATGGTCGGATTGACCAGTGGGCCAGGCTTCGCCGGCGACAGTGTAGGCGTCAATCTCGACGATTTTACCGACGCCGCCACCACCGACGCCGGCGACTCAATCTACTGCGTCTACCAGTCTCACTATGAAGACGCCGGCCTGCCCGACAACCAG